ATTCAGAAAGACAATGGGAAGTTTTGCAACGTTATACCTTTGAAGAGTAATGTCCTATTGTTACCCAGTCACATGGTTGGTTCTAAGACAGAGTTTGCGACTTTGTCTAAAATAGGAGGACACACTTTTCAGAATATGCCATTGGATAGTGCAACGACTGTTCGATTGCCAGGTACAGATTTTTGTGTATGGCATTGTCCAGGTGCAGGGTTGCATAAAGACATCATCGAATATTACCCTAAAGATATTGATGAAGGCAAAAAAGTTGAATGTTTTACTGTGTTCAATAAGGAAGGTGAACTCGTCAAGTATCCAAAAATGATAGGTACGAGAGGGCGCGTTGTAACCACTGAAGGAGGAATGTTTCAGGGATTAAAATATTCTTTCCCCGTTGAAACTCAGGGAGGTATGTGCATGTCAACACTTATCGCAGAAGTGAGAGGTATGCCTTGTATTGTTGGCCATCACTTGGCCGGAAGCGGTCTTAATGGTGCGGCCGGCATTGTAACTCGAAAGCAGCTCTATGACGCCATAGAAATTCTGGAAAAGCGTCCAGGAATTTTGGCCTCACATTCTGCTACGCCACTCAAGACTAATTCCATGGGTATTGAGTTTGGACCTATGAAAGCTCCGCATGATAAGTGTCCTACTAATGATCTTGAGTCCACTGCGAAAATCCACATTTACGGAGCTCATTCTGCGAAATCTGGACGTAGTCCTCGCAGTAGAGTTGTAACTTCTTTAATTTCTGATGCCGTGACGGAGATTATGGGCATTGAGAAGAAGCATGAAAAACCTAAGGGGATGGGTGACATGAGACACAAGGTTGTAGATTTGGAAGGTAAAACTAATACCGCCACTAAGTTTCAATCTGATTTGGTGCAGAAATCTGTGATAGATTATTCTGTCCAGCTTGAATCCATTTCCAAAGAAGAGCTTGCTCAGGTTGGTATTATATCAGATGATGTCAATCTTTCTGGTTTTGATGGTGCATTGGGTTTTAATGCCATGAATTGTTCTACTTCTATTGGTTTTCCTGGGAGAGGACCGAAAACACAATTCATTTCCAAATCAGAACGTCAAGTTCCGGGAATTTCATGCCCCCGTGATATGGAAGAGTCAATTTTTTCTGAAGTTGCAGAGATGGAGGAATGTTTGCTTAAGGGTGAGCGCATAAATTCTGTCTTTAAAGCTTCATTGAAAGATGAGCCTCAGAAAATGACCAAGGATAAGGTCAGGGTTTTTGCAGCAGGGAGCCTTCCTTTTACTTTCCTCACTCGGAAATATTACCTGCCGCTCGCTGCTTTGGTCCAGCGTAATAAGATCATAACTGAATGTGCAGTTGGTGTAGTTGTTCAATCACCCGAATGGACTGAATTATACAAGCACATTGGCAAGTATGGCTGGGAACGTGCTATCGCTGGCGATTATGCCAAATTTGATGCACGAATGAGTCCTCAGTTCATGCTTGCTGCCTTCAAGATTTTAATCAATCTTGCCGAGAAGAGTGGGAATTTTAGCAAAGAAGATCTCATTATCATGAAGGGAATTGCGATGGAGATTACATATCCCACTTATGATTTCTTTGGCACTCTTGTTCAATTCTCGGGTTCCAACCCCTCCGGACATCCTTTGACTGTCATCATCAATAGTATCGTAAATTCTTTGTATTTGCGGTACACTTATTATGCCATTGCACGTGAAAAGAGATGGATGCGTACTCCTCGATTTAGTGAAGTAATGTCACTCATGACTTATGGTGACGATATGATTTCCACTGTGAAACAAGGATATAGTGTGATCAATCACACGGCAATTGCGGAGAAGTTTGCTGAGGTTGGGATTAAATACACTATGGCTGATAAGGAAGCTGAGTCAATTCCTTACGTCAATCTGAACGATGCTTCCTTCCTCAAACATTTTGCCAAAGAGGATAAGGAACTTGGAGTTTTCAGATCACCCGTGGAGGCAGATTCTATAGCAAAGATGTTGCACACACATTTGGAATCTGATGTTTTGAAGATGGAACATTCTAGTGGAGAAGCAATTCAGAATGTAGCACTTAAATATTTTGAGTTTGGCCGTGAGGTGTACACTGAACGCAGATTGCAACTTCAGGAAGTGGCACATGTTGCAGGAATTCAAGGATACGTTGGACCCATCATGACTTATGATGAACGTATTCAGTGGTATCGAGAAAAATTTGAACTCGATTTGGTCCTTAC